CGTTGGAGTTGCTTCCAATAATCCTGGAGAGTTTGTCGATCAGAAGAAACGGTTTCCAGATCTCGGCATCTGTGCCAGACCTGGCGGCTGCAATGGCTTGTGAAGTCTCAATTAGGGCAATTTCCCAGTTGTAATCCATATATTCTCCTTTGCGGTGTCGCAAACCTAAGTTTTGAGGCGGCTGTCCGCCACGTCCAGAACAGCATGGAAGGTGTCACTGAGGGCCATGCCTGCGAACAGCCAGAAAGACAGCATTTGTACATTCACCAATACGCCAAAGTGGACTTTGGCAAGATAGGCCGCCAGGAACCAGAGGCCGTAAATATACCCGACCCTTATGAACGTCCCGACGACCGGGAAGTGGGATAGCCACGATCTGTGAGGGATCAGCTTCCCGTAAGGCCAGAAGAGCGCCGCCAGACATCCCTTGCGGGCTTCGGCCTGGTCCAGGTCGGGATTGATAATAAGTGTGGCCAATTCTCCTATGACGATCATCCCAACGACATCCGCCGGCAGCATGAAGTAAAGTCCGGCGGCAACCGTCCCGCTGGCTATCATCCCTGTTCCTATAGCGTGGGTTTTCCCATCTGGCATCAATACCTCCGTGGTGCGTGGGTTGTCCTCAGGTTGCGGTTTCTAAAATTAGCCTTGGCTATGCCCTGTGTCTGGATGTCAGTTCCGGGAAGCATCCTCGCCAGATACGAAATCTCAGCCAGTCCCATGACTAGGTCTTGGGGGAGGCTTTTGTCGTCCAGGTCGAGCGAGTAGGTAGACATCTGCTTGATCAGTCCTGAAATGGGCGGCCATTTCCAAAGGTGAGAAGACACATCCATAGAGAGGTTGTTCAGCATACCGACCTTGTCGGACGAGAAGTTAAGCCTGTCCGTGTCAATACCCGCGTTCTCAAAGGCGATCTCGTCCACGTATTTCTGTGTGCCTGACGCATCAATCCCCCTCAGAATAGGGGTGTACTTGTCTGTGACATACCGGTAAGACTTCAGGAAAGGATTGAAACTTCCTCTCCCGGAGCCCCACCAGCAGTAAACCAGCTTTTTGAAGGGCCGGTTGGTTACGTCGGCCACCATGACCACCGGGGCATTTCGCTTTGGATATCCATCTGTCCCCGGGTCGCCTGCGGAAATATAGGTGCGCCCTGGCTCCACAGGCATCTCAAAAAGAGTGACCCCGTGCCTGGGGTCTTCGTCGAGAGAATACCCAGGAAGGACTTTGCCTTCCTCTGGGTTGAGGGCGATATAAGCGGCGTCATACAAAGACTGGTCGGTGCAGCTTTCGACGTGCCCGATGGGGAACATCCCCATGCCAAAGTCCGGGAAGTTTGCCCCCAGCTCGACATCGATCATATCTGCCGAGTATTCACTCTCCATAGCCCTGATCTGTCTTTTGGTCAGGTGGGTGTTCATGTAGGTAGAGACCTGCAAGGACCGGTACTGCTCCAGGTCTGCTTCCCTCTCCCCTTCTATGCCTTTCAAGAACCGCTCCTTCATCCACAGGGCGGCTGTGGGGCTGGAGGTCACATCCAGCCTGGCCATACGGGTGGTGCCGTCAGGACGAGTGCCACGGCAGCGCCCTCTCAGAACCTTGATGACCGCCCCTAGCAGATCCAAGCCAGCCTCGTCAAAGTTGATCCGGTCGTACTCGAAACCTCGAATAAAGCGTGCATCCAGCCCGACTGTCCTGAATTCATACACCGAGTAGTTTTTGAACTCGACAATTGGGTAGGGCCTGAGCACGACATCATGGACAAGGTGCTCCAGCTTTGGGTTGCCCTCGATCCAGGCCATCAGCATCTGGAAAGGTAGTTCAGCTTGCTTGGCCGTTACAGAGGTATTCAGGGCACGGAAGTGAGGGATGGTCAGGCAATCCATGGTGTTAGACGCCGTGACAACCGCCGTTTTTCCAACAGCAATCCCTCCTATTAGGGTCGTATTTAGCGTATCGAGCTGATGCCACGCCCACTGGAATGGGAGTGGCTTCCAGCCCCGAAAGTACCATTTGGTTGCCTCGTGAAAACCCTGGTTCTTTCTGAGAGCCAGGGGGAGGATTGCCATATCGCCGTCAGTCTTCACTTCGTCTCTTCAATCTCGTGGAAACCTGCCCAATGTCGTGCGCCGTCTTTTGTTTCAAGCAAGGCTGCGTTCTTTCTAAGCCTTACGACCGTGCACTTTTTGTCCTCGGCAAACCACGAGGGATCTCTTTGTCCTTGCTCACCAGCCATAAACCCGGTGTGCCAAGTTACCTTATCGCCAACTTTTATGTTAGTTTTCATCTGACAACCTTCCCGAATATGTCCGACGTGCCCGATAGTGCCACGGGTGGCTGGGTAGGGCCTGAGCAAACCCACAGCCAAACATGACCAAAGAAAAGAACCGAGAGACGCTCCCGCCAAGACGGTCTCCACAATGAAATGCACATTCCTTCATTGGAAAACACGTGAAGCGTGCCGCACTCCTCGTCTGTCATACTGTCGGGTCTGACTAATACTTTGTTGGCCTGCGGAAATATGATGGGTTTCATTGAGCATCCTTGAATGGGTCAAATGAGTTTCTCCACTCTGAAATTACAGTGGAGGCGTAAGACTTGGACACGTCCAGATCTCTGGATACCTGAGAGGGCCCGGGGACAACCCCGGTGGCATCCCAGGTGCCCTGGACGTAAGCCACGATGCGGTCTCGTACTTCCGTGCTCCCCGCGTTGAGCAGGTTCGCCCGTCCGTTTTCCGGGCGAACGATCTCTTCTGTTCGCTGTACGTTCGTTCGTTCGTTCGTTGGTTCTTCGGCCTTGACGTTTGTGTGGGTATACTCTCTCAGCCCAAGATTTCCCATAACGGTTCTGGTGACGTCTATCCCCCGGGAGGGCTTCTCGTATCCTTCCGGGATCCTGTCCACCATTGAGATCACTCTGGATAAGTAAATCGCCAAAAGGGTTGGGGAAATTCCAAACAATAGAGTGGCAACGAAGTACACCCCGACCATAAAGACGCCATACTTTGCGACGTCGAAAAGTCCGTTTGCGTAGGCTCCCAGAAATGCCTCCGCCGAGTTGAAGGCACTATCCAGAAAGGCAAAGATCCACATCGCCCTCATCGCATAAGGAGCAGCGTTCTGGGCAGCCGCGTAGTAGGCACTTTCCCTTTCGCGCCGGCGTTTCTCCTTGAGAGAAGTGGGTTCCTCGTCATACACAGGCGCCCGGGTCTCGTTAGAGAAGTATGAGGTTGCTACCGTCCCAACGCCAAGGGTTATGGCGAAGGCAATGTTGATGATGTCGTGGACATCAAACCCCCCTGTCCCCGGACCCAGCTTCCCAACGAAGGAAGCCACCCGCGGGAGCACTACACAGATCACCGCAACTTGGATGAACCTAAGTAGAGCTTTGTATGTTCTCATGAATTCTCATTCCATCGTTTCAGAGCTTCGCTTATACTCAGCCCGGTCACTTCGGTATCACCCCACGTGCCGGTGGTAGAAAACGCCCACAGCCTGATTGTTGCATAGTAAACCAGTTTCTTGGGCAGCTTGAAAGACAGCCATCTCCAAAATCTATCCATGCGCCTCCGTTTCATCGTACAATCCTTGCGTACTTCCATCCAATAGGGCACAGGCAGCTTCCATCGCCGCCAATGCCTTCTATCTTGTATATCCAGGAGAAGTTGGTGTAAGCGCCACACCGCTGGCAGACATATCCCCTGGACCCTATCCTTGCATATATCTCCTCCTCGACAGAGCCGCAGTACGAGCACTTGACGTCCTTGTATATCCCCCAGCCAATACCCGGAATTACGCCATACCGGGTGACGGACAGGAGGCTCAAAAAATCATTCAGCGTGGTCAGGCCGATAGTCATACCCGAAATATGTTGTGAGTATTCCCCTGAGATCATCTTTATTGATTTCTCCATTGTGGGCAAGTGTGTGGTGCTTCCTACAAAGGGTGATGATGTTCTCTGGCTCATCGGTCCCGCCAGCCCCTCTGTGAATAATGTGGTGTGGATCCAGTCCCGCGGAACACGGGTCGCGGAACAGAACCCCGTACAGGCATACCCCATCCCTGTGTTTAGCGATGTCTCTTGGCGAGTTCATAAAGTTTATTCGTCGGGATAAGACTTTTGACGGGGATCTCGTGGCACGGGAAACGCCTGTTTGGATTGACCGGCGCCCTTGCAATGTCGCTGCTCGCCACAAATCCAAGGACTTTGGCCCTCTTGCTTTTCACGTCAACGGCAGCCATCAGAACAATGTCACACTTAATTGGCTTTCCCTCCGGCCATTGCAAAAATCTATGATCCACCAGAGGGGTGAGCTGGGTGGTTTTCACGTCGATCTTCCACCCTCTCCATTCGATATCCGTGCCGTTGTCTCTGTGGACGTGGAGATCTTCGCTCAGGTGAAGACACCGGCGAGCCGCCAGTTCCCCGGCGGCTCCGATGGTTTCGATCTCTGTCCCGTAGCAGCTTACGTGATGCGGCCCCTTGTTGTTGGCGAGCCGTGCCTGGGCTACCGCTTCGATGTAATCCCAGTCGCCGGACAGGTCCATTATTCCTCTGGCGCCTCCAGCTCGAGATACTCGAATTTGCCGGCCTCTGTGTTCAACACCTGCACGGCCTCTTCGATAGCCAGGTCAATGGTGTCATCGTCAATATCCAGCTTCATCTTTTCACACCATTGCTTGATTAGATTTGAGGCCATCTCTTTCTTCTGCTCCCCGGTCCACTTGGGAAGGACGCCCTCCTGCTCTAAAGCCCGCACAATGGTCTCGGTAAGACGCTTCAACATGGCGAAGTTTTCCGCACCCAGTTGGGACTGGATATACTTCCGCGCCTCACGGTACACAAGAGCAAGGATGACGGTCACGGCCAAAACCGCCAGTTTCAGCCCGGCCTCCGATAAAACATCAACAAATTGTTCCATTTAGATCTCCTCTTCCAGTTCTAATTGCAAGGGGACTACCCCCTTGCCTCCATTCGGTACAGGACGTGTCAGGGGCGGGAAAGCAGACTTCTTGCCCGGAAACTTGAACGACGGCAGCTTGAAGGGAGTGGCTTTGCTCTCCCACTTCTCCCCGGCTACGTTCAGCGCCCCAATCAGGGATACACGGATCAAAAACACAAACGTCGCAATCCCTATCGGCACCCACGAAAGCAACGTGTCTCGACTAACTACCTCATTCCCCAATCCAGGGATGGTCACCATAATACTCAGGACACCAAACCATGTCAGCCCGGCGTTCAGGATCGCCGCTACAAACCACCCCCCGTAGGTCAGGTATACACCAATCGGCTCTTCCTTCCCCTTCTGAGGAGTGAAGATCCTCGACAATCCGGCAAAATCTACCAAACACGCCGGGATGGCAATCAGCATCGCCCACGTCACCCCGAACATCATCGCCCCACCTAAGAAGTAGTCCAGCGCAGCCTCTGTCGTGGCAAAGTTGAATAACTCAAACCCTACCATGGCAACCATCAACATCAGCGCAACAATGGTCTTCTTGTGCCGGGTGAATAAAGATGTGATCCGTTCTCCAAATGACATACTACGCCTCCTTCATCCAACGTTATTTATGTGAACCGAGTGTATCACAAATTGGACAGAAATGCAAGAGATTTTGACTTCGGTTATATGAGCGGGATTATAGGTATTAATCAGTTGTATTAAAGTGAACCCCCCACCCCCCACCCCCCTCCTCTTCCTTCGCTCCGCTCCGCTGCTCTCACCACCCGCTGCTCTCCCCCCCTCCCCCCCCTCACCTCCCCCGCCCGACCAACCATTCTCAACCCTGCGGCTGCGCCGCAGCAGAGGGGCTTCGCCCCTCTGAACTCCCCACTGTATAGGGGCTTCGCCCCGCTGACTGTAGGGGCTTCGCCCCTCTGAACTCCCCACCACTCCCTGGCCGGCGCCCTCCAAAAACTGTCGTCCTGCTCCCGCCGTTGGAGAATACTACTCGCATGCGCCTATACGGCGGGAGTTGGAGGGTGCTTGACAATCCATGCTTGTTTCTGCCGGCGCCGCTGCGCGGCGTTGATCCCTCCCCCGGCGTTCAGGGTACTGATCGTATAGGTCAATACGCCGGGGGTTGGAGAGTAACTACTATTCTCCCCCGCCGTTCAGGATACCGATCGCATAGGCTTATACGGCGGGGGTTGGAGCATGCTTGTTGTCTATGGGCGACGCCGGCGTGCTCCGCATAGAACGCTCCGTCCTGAGAAACCCAACCAACTGACAGGCCGGCAAAGTATACACAACCAGTAGGGTAAGGGTCGCCAAGCTCAGGGTAACTACATACCTTTTACCCGCCAAGAGTAAAGTGCGTTCCGCCTCTTTTTATAAGTAGGGTAGATAA